CATACATGCGACAGTACGGATAAAGGAACGATGCAAAAGAAAGATACAGGACAATATGTGGATGTGTTGACATTTGAACTGACAAGGAATGTTAAAAATGTGTGCTAAGTTCAGTGTGGATTACGTGCAAATGGAGCGTTTGGAACAAAACATACAAAAGTTACCGAATCGAGCGGAGAAAATACTGAATGATGTATTACAGGTGAAAGTATCTCCATTGTTAGAACGTTCTATTTTGGGATTAATTCCAGTTTCCAAAAGAAATAAACAACATGCAAAAATGCTCAAGTCTTTATCCACAAACAATAAAGAAAATTTAGCGATTACGCTGAAACCAAAACCAAAGTTTTGGTATTTGGTATTCCCGGATTTAGGAGTGGGAACAAGTATCAAGAATGCGCCACAAAGATTTATGGAACGTGGGGTAGAACGAGAAACCAACAGATCAACAGAAGAATGTAATAAAGCATTGTTAGAAGAGATTAATAGAACTTTAGGAGGGAAATAAATATGCCAATTACAACGATTGAAACATTTGACGCGGTAGATATAAAGAATGCAAGTGTCTTGTTTAAAGGGACATCTGTCACGGAACCATTTGGTTGTGTCGGCTCGTTAGATGCCGAAACCGAAATGAAAACGATGAAAAAGACGTGTGGTGGAAGGACTCTGAAACAAAAAGCAAAACCGATACAGATGAATGTAACGATTAATGCACACCTACAAGTGAAAGTGCTTCGTGAAATATTTGGTATAACGAATAAAAACTTAAAAGATGGTGTGTTTTCTTACGGGACAGATAGCATAGGGAAAGACTTCACATTTGTAGCGGAAGAAGTAGATGATTTTGAGGCGGTTTCCCGTTACATTGCATTTCCAAATTGTTCGTCAGCCACAGGGTTCATTAAATCGTTGAAAAGCGGGGAAGAGGAAGTAGCGGAAACGGAATTAACCATTACTTGTTTAGCAGATGCATTCAATCAATTTTATTATGAAGCATTCCAATCTGATTTGTCGGCAGAAGATAAAAAGATGTGGATGACAGCATTTGATCCAGCGAAAGTACAGAAAAGCGCAGAGAAACCAAGTGGAAAATAAGAAAACGAAAAAACGGCATTCTGAAACGGGTGCCATTTTTATTTGAAGGGGAGGAAGTAGGAGATGAAAATTCAAACAGTCACGCTAAAAGATGTAGGGGTGCAACAGGTAGAGGGCACCTATCAGAAAGTGTATACAAATATAAAAACGTACCCAGCCTTTTTAACAAATTATGCGATGAAGAAAGGAAAAGAGCTCGGTATTTTGGAAAGTTCGCTTTTCCGTGATGTATTACAGTTTCAAGCATTGGGTGGATTAGAAACTAGCGAAGAGATTAACCCAGAAGTGTTAGAACAAGTGGATGAGACAAATATGCACAAAGTGATTTATATCGCATTTACAGGTGCGAATCCGGATAAAAAGATGTCATTTGATGATTTTTTAAGACGCTATCATGAACCTTTACAAACAACGATGGAATTATATATGAATCTGGTTGTAGATTTGATTGATCAAAATCCAAACCGATTTGCACAGGCGCTACAAAAAAGTACAAGTAATAAGCGAGGGAAACAGGAAAAAAAGTTAAATCGCCGCAAATCAAGATAGAGTGTGTAGAAGATCTGTATGTGCTGTATTGTCTTGTTTCAGGGATTGATCCGGAGACGTTTTGGCATGAACCTATTTCTTCTGTAGAGCGTATATATGCTGGCATCACTGCATTTCGATCATGGCGGAATAACCCAAAAGAGGGGTAGGTGAGAATGTGAAAAAGAAACCAGAGGTTGAAGTTGTTTTTAAAGTCACGGATAAAGACTATAAAGACTCGATGAGTCGAATGAGTCAGGAAACGAAAAAACTGCGGCAAGAAATGAAATTACAGCAGGAACAAATGAAGCTGAGTACTTCGGACTCAGAAAAGTTACAAGCGAAGCTTCGAAATTTGTCACAACAATATGTGGTGGCGCAACAAGCAACAAAGGCAACTGCCGAGCATTTACAACGTGTAAAACAGTTATATGGGGCGAATTCCACAGAGGTTGCCAAGTTAGAAGCAAAGTTACGAAGTCAGCAGATAACAGAGCAACAACTCGCCAACAGTGTCAAACAAACATCAGACAGTTTGAAACAAGCGAAGCTCGCAGAGCAGCAACGGACAAGTGAAACAGCTAAGGCAACTCAAAAACTTCAGGACTTAAAAGGGAAAGAAGAACAGTTACAAGCTTCTACCGCAAAGATGAACGCACAATATGAATTACAAAAGGCAAAGTTAGGTGCAAATGCGTCTGAAACGGACAAGCTTCGTTTGAAAATCGACCATTTAGGGAATCAACATACCATTGCAGCAGATAGAGTACGAAACTATCAACAACAACTTGAGCAAGCGAAACGAAAATATGGTGAAAATGCCAATGAAGTAAAGAAATATGAAACGAAGTTACTGGAAGCGAGAGTGGCCGAACAACAGCTGAAAAATCAAATCGATGTAGCGAATAAAAGTTTGAAAGAACAAGAGAGTGTGACACGTAGAGTAGGTCGTGCATTACAGGAAGCCGGAGGCAAGATGAAGAGTGCTGGGCAGGCTATGAGCGCGGCAGTTACACTTCCAGCAGTGGCGGCAGGAGCAGCTGCTACCAAGATATTTACAAGTTTTGATGATGGGATGCGGAAAGTACAGGCGACCATGGGAGATAAACTTGGAAAGTCTACAAAAGAAGTAGAAGGCAATATGAAAACGTTGACGGATGAGGCGAAACGACTCGGAAGTACGACGGCTTTTAGTGCCTCAGAAGCCGCATCAGGTATGGAGAAGCTTGCGTTAGCGGGTTGGGATACCAATCAGATTATGGCCGCAACAGAACCAATGTTAAATCTAGCGAGCGCTGCCGCGATGGATTTAGGAACGGCGGCTGATATTGTGTCTGATACGATGTCTGCATTTGGTATGGATGCCAGTGAAGCCCAAAAAGCTACGGATGTTTTTGCGAAAACAATGAGTAGTACAAATACGGATGTAACCATGCTTGGGGAAGCAATGAAATATGTTGGGGCAAATGCGAAAGCAAGTAACATGGACATCGAACAAACGAATGCCATTCTTGGTACGTTCGCTAATGCTGGTATAAAAGGTTCATCTGCGGGAACAGCACTTTCTTCTATGTTACGTGATGTGAAGAAAAAGGCAAAAGATGGAGCGGTTGCTATTGGAGACGCTAAAGTAGCGGTATATGATGCCAATGGAAATATGCGAGACATGACGAGCATCCTAGCGGATGTAGAGAAAGCGACACAAGGTATGAGCGGAGCTCAAAGAGACGCGGCGCTTTCAGCTATATTTGGCGATGAAGCGATGCGTGGTGTCAATACGGTACTGGAGCAAGGAACGGACAGTGTCAAGAAGTTAGAGCAAGAATTGCGAAATAGCCAAGGGACATCTAAAAATATGAAAGAAACGATGGAAGGTGGCATTGGTGGTGCATTTCGTTCACTCAAATCTGCCGCAGAAGGTTTGGCTATTTCTTTCGGAGAGACCTTAGCCCCCATGATACAATCACTTGCGGAGACATGTACAAGGCTTGCTTCTAAGTTTTCTACCTTATCCGGACCGACTAAAAAACTTATTGTGATCTTTACAGCCATTGTGGTAGCAATTGGACCTTTATTGGTGATATTCGGTTCGTTAATTGGAGCACTCGGGACAATTGCTGCGGCTTTTAGTACAACTTTACTTGTAGTTGTAGGCGTCATTGCTGGTATTATAGCGGCTGTAGCTGCGATTGTGGCAATCTATGTCTATTGGGATGATATCAAACAATTTCTGATCGATACATGGAATACGATTGCTCAAATCGCTTCAGAAGTTTGGGAAGGGATAAAGGATTACTTTTCCGAGGTGTGGACAGGTATTCAGGATACGGCATCAGAAATCTGGGGTAGCATTTCTAGTTATCTACTGGAGTTGTGGAGTGGTGTAGAGAATGCTGTGATTGAGGTATGGGAGGGTATCGCGTCTTTCTTTACAGAATTGTGGTCTAGCATGACAGATACAGCGAATGAAATATGGACTGGTATGGCAACGTTCTTCACGGATACTTGGAATAGCATTTCGGAAACCGCAACAGAGATTTGGACAGGAATCATAGAGTTTGTTGTTAACTTGTGGAATGGGGTTGTTGAGTTCCTTACTCCAATCCTACAAGGTATCGCTGATTTCTTCACGATGATTTGGGAAGGAATCTCAACGGTTGTACAAGCGGTATGGGGATTTATTTCTCAATACTTACAAGCGATTTGGACGGCTATATTATACTTTGCAACGCCCATTTTTGAAGGTATCAAGAATTTTATTTCTGAATGCTGGCATACAATTAGCGCTACTACAAGTGTTGTATGGGAAACGATTCAGGATTTCTTAGTTTCCTGTTGGACTGGACTTGTCGCTTTTGTAATGCCGATTTTCGAACAAATCAAGTCTTGGATCACCACTGTGTGGGATACAATCAGTTCAGTAACAATGACTGTATGGAATGCAGTGAAGAATTTCTTACAATCATGTTGGGATGGGTTAGTTTCTTTTGTAACACCAATATTCAATTCAATAAAAGACTGGATTGTAAATACATGGAACACGATTCGTTCCACAACAAGTGCGGTATGGAATGCTGTTAAAAATTACTTGTCTAGTTTATGGAATTCTATCGTTTCCACAGCGAGTTCTGTATTCAATAACATGAAACAAGCCATTACGGCTGTGTGGACTGGAATCAGTAGTACGAGTAGTAGTATTTGGAATGGCGTGAAATCAACGCTTACTAGCATTTGGAATGGTATCAAATCAACTGCTTCCTCAGTGTGGGATGGATTAAAAAGTGCGATTATGACACCCGTGAACTGGGTGACTGGTGCCGTGAGTGGTGCGTTTGAAGGGATGAAATCCGCAGTGCTTGGTGTATGGAGCGGTATTAAAAGTGGAATGAAGGTAGCTATCAATGGTATTATTCGCATCATAAATAAGTTTATTGATGGTTTTAACACACCAGCTAAGTTACTCAATACATTACCAGGTGTAAATGCGCCAACAATTCCGCATATCCCAATGCTCGCAAAAGGCGGTCATGTGCAGGGAGATGGACAGTTTATTGTAGGCGAAAAAGGACCTGAGTTGTTTAGTAAAAAAGGAAACCGGGTATCTGTTACCCCGTTAAGCTCGTCTGAAAAGACAGCTGGTATTGGTGGAAAGTTGAATCAACTTACCCAACAAGTTTTGGAGTCGATTCAGAAAGCAACCACTCAATTCTCACAAGTTACGGTGGATATGCCAAACGTAATAGGAGAAGCGCTTGCTTCCAGTGTTCCGCCTATGGTACAAGCGACACAGGCAGTGGCTGAAGGTAGCCCGGTTGAAATGAACTTCTATACAACGGTTAGAAATGACCGTGATTTCGACCGTATGTTTGAAAAAGCAGATGATTGGATGGCGCAAAAGGGACGGAATAT